ATATTGCACCGAAATTTTCAAACCATTTACCACTGAGTCTATGGATCGATTGCCATGTTGTTATAATTATTCTCTTTTCAGTATCTTTATCTCTTCCTGAATATATCTGATGACAATTAGCGTCTGCATCAAATCCATAATCAGTAAAATCAGAATACATTTGTTGCACTAATCCTGTTGTTGGGACAACAACTAATACTTTCTGATCTTCATTATGGTTTAAAAACCAACGCATAAGTAAGTAAATAATAAAAGATTTACCCGATCCAGTTGGAGAAACCAGAACACAACGTTTGTTTTCTATTGCATGAGTTATCGCGTCATATTGATAGTCGCGAGGTAAAAAGGGTAGGTTCTCGAAAGTTGAGATAGTTTTAAGTAATTCGATATGATTTACTTTGTTACGATCGTTTGCTAGTCCATAGTGCGAGTCTTTAAGTGCAACGCCATATCCTCGGTTCATAGCAAATTGTTTTATTTTCCAGAATAAACCGGCATTAATTTCGCCGTTGTTTCTATTAAATAAACGTATTCTGCCATCCCACACCTTTCTTCGGTATGCTGGCATAAATTTATATCCTGGAACGAAAAAACAAAAGTAATCAGAAAGTTCTTGTGCAATTGAACTCGAGCAATTAACTCGAATCATGCTAAAGTCTTTCAGAGTTACTTCAATATTTTCCATTAAACACCTGATTCAAATTTACGCCAATCTATCATATTCTTAATGGTTTGATGTCGCCATGTTATATGAGAAAGTATTTCTTTCAATGTATCTATTGTTGTTGTTAGATAATCTATTTTTGCTTGCGACTCAACTAGTTCTGGATCAGCATTAACATAATGTTCCATCTCACCCTTTAGTATTTTAAGTCCGTCAAAGGGGTCTGGATTCCAACCCATCTCTTCGATTTCATCTCGACTTAATTTACCATTATACCATAACCACTTTTTTTTCATTAGTGCTTTCTGTTTATACTCTGCTTGTCTTAACTGCAGTTTCGTATTAGAAAGAAGTTCAAGGTATTTAGAGTGCAAGAAAGGTGTTTGCCTAGAAGATTCATCAAGGTAATTAGATTCTAACTGAGAATCTTCTTTCCATTCTTCAAGAATTGTTTTTAAATCCATATTGTAAACTTCACTTAAAAAAGATATATTATACTATACTATTTCGAAATAAGCAAACCGGAAGGATGATGTGAATTGGAGCGGTGTTATGTCTGTTTGCGTTGCTGTCATTTCGATGTCGCTAACAGAGGTAGGAAAGGCGTTGTAATACCGTATACGTTTATTGGGGTTGTTCGAACTAGTGAGTAACGATACAGTAATATCAGATTCAGTGGGCAATTCCGAAACGGTTTCATCGTCAAACCCCCCTAACTGAATTCCTTTAAATGAAGTCGTATGACTCTTCTCAATTATTCGTACTAACCAATTGTACATTTCTATATATGACGTCATATCTTCATCAATTAAAAATGTGATATTGAGATCGCCGTAGGATATGTTGTCTCCTGGCATAGCAAGACGCGTCCTTCTGATGGGAACTTCTACAGCAGAAACATTTACTGTTGGGTGATATACTGCCTGCGCAAAATACTCAAGATTCGGGTAATTCTCTCTAGATATAGAGATACCGAATCCAGTAGGTTGAAGAAAATTTACATTAGTTGTTAGCGCCATATCTTAGACCTAATTTTGGTTTCCTGTAGCATTACTTAATACCGAAGTTAAATCGCCAACATCAGTACCGTTAGTGGTGTTTGCAAAAGGAAATTTTTGTATTACGTTTACCGCAGCACCTGTAGGTGTGGCGCTGATCCCGCCACTAGCATAACCTGAAACCTGCGAAGACGAACCTGAAGAATTATTAACTCCAGTAGCAAGATCACTATGATCAGTAGCATTTCCGTCAGAAGCGAAAGCGAATTTTTGTATTACATTTTTTACAGATTCGGCATCACCTTGAACGGATGTAAACCCTCCCATAGTAAACCCATAAGTGGGATCGTTAGATCCTGTGCTACCCCGTCGAGAGTCTACCAAATCACCAACATCAGTCGCCGTTCCTCCTCCAGAAAAGGGAATCTTTTCAATTATATTAGTCTGTGCTGGCACGAATCCTCCAGCAAAATAAGAAGCAACGTCAGACGAATTACCGCCGCCTGTATTATAACGTCCAGCAGTTAAGTCACCATTATCTGTTGCATTAGTGTCAGAAGCGAAAGGAAATTTATTATGCACTGTCAGATAAACAAGAGGCGCTGGAGCAGTGGGAGCAGGAAATCCTCTTCCACCAGTATTATACCCGTCGGTCGGAGAACTAGTCCCATAAGCACGAAAATTTGCTGTAGTTAAATCACCAATGTTTGATCCTACATATGGACTCGTAAAAGAAAATTTAAAGATATCAGAATGAAAAGTTGTAGGAGGATGATATAAACCACCTGAAACATATCCATTAGTAGCGGATGTCTGTGCTGTGCCTGTCGATCTTCCATCAGTTGCAGTAGCAGTATAATCCCCCACATCTGTAGCATTACCATCAGACGCAAAAGAATATTCTAATATTTGATGTAAGGATGGATTTGAATTTACTGACCCTCCAGGATGATCAGTACCAGCAACTGTATAACCGTTATTGTCACCTTGTACGATTAACCCAGAGGGGACAGAGGGTGATGCAGATCCAGATGGAAATGTTTTCCAAACAGTCGCGCCCGCACTATCTAGTTTTGCATATATTTTTTGATTGAAGAACGCCAACATCTCAGTATCAGCAGCAGAATCAGTAAGATCTGGTAATGCATCTGCAGAATCATATTTTTGCAAAAGGTTTCTATCACCTCTCTTAGCGCCTTTCAATAGATAACCAATATCTTCCATTGGAGAAGATGGTGTTATTGCATCAACTTTTTTTTGTAGTGCTTCAAGAACATTTTTAATATCAATTGCCATGAAAGATACCTATCTCTATATCATTCTATTTATAATAATTAATCGGCAAAAAAAGACCCGCCGAAGCGGGTCTCAAAATGATCACTAATGTGATTTTTTTTATTTTCAGAATTTAGGCGAGGATATTATCAACGCGGAAGATTCTGTAGTACTGGTTAGTACGTACTGTAGCGAGGTTGTCGCTAGGAGTATTACCAACATAAGGGTTTGACGCCATGCCATAACGAGTCTTGAACCCGATACGTGGTTGGAAGTCATTCTCACCAACGGCGCGAACCATCTGGAGAGGTACGTATGGGCAGTAGAAAACACCTGCGTCATATGGGTTAGTACCCTTATAACCAACAGTGATGTAATCAGCACCAGCATATGGATCGATGTAAACTCGGACTCGACCATTCAAAGTACCAGCAAAGGTGTTACCCGTGTCATCAACCTGCAGTTGAGTGCTCATGTTGGGAGCGTAATCAAGCATACCGGAAGCAGCAAGAGCAGTAGCAACATCTGAAGAACAGATTACGATGTTACCCTTACCACGACGAGTGTCTTTAGCAATTTGGTTACACTCACGATCCAACTGAACTACAAGACCTTTGAATTTCTCAGCAGACCAACGTCCGTCAGCGTCTGAAGAAAGATCAAAGATACCCTTAGTTTGAAGGTTGCTTGTAGTAGCACCAATCTTCGCTTGTGAGTTAATCGTACGAATTACTTCGCGGTTAATCTCAGCAAGGATTTCTGTTGACAGAATGTTTGCCAACTCAGTTTCAGCGTCAAGACCATGAATCGCTTTAAGGTCTTGTGCTAATTCTAAGGTGTATTCTGCTTTCAGAGCACGTGACTTAGCGGTAACAGTTGCTTTCTCAATGGTGAAACCCATTTCAGCAAAGGCAGATCCAGTGTTACCCAATGCTTCGGCATCAGCAGTAGACATGCCACCACCAATAGTAGGAATATAACTACCGCCTGAGTCAACAATAGAGCTGTCATTGTCAGTGTCGCTAACTCCGTCCAAACCAGATGAGAAACCAGATTGAGTTACAGAAGAATCACCAGAGAAAGGAGCAACTGCTTCGCTGAATAATGCTTCGTCTCCAGAAGTAGCACCACCACGAGTAGTCTTATACTGTGACTTCATAGCGAAGATCAAACCAGTAGGACCAGTCATAGGTTGTACACCACAAACGTCATATGCCATCAAATTAGGCATAGCACGGCGTACGAGTGCGATTAAGATAGGATTCCAGTTAGCAACGTTAGAAGTAACGTTTGCTGCGGTTTCGTTAAGCATAGTGCCTTGTGCCGCTTCTTCTTGAAAAGCAATTTCTTGGTTTTCTAAGACAGCTGCGGTAACAGCACGACGATGTGCGTCTTGGATTGTTCCAGCAGACTCTTCGTTAAGAACGGGAGCCCACTTTTCAACCAACTTGTCGTATGATACAGTTTGCATAATTCTTACTCCTTATGCGTCTTTTTAATTGCGTTGAGATAGAGATCCATTGTGCTGCTTGACCCAGTAATTTCTGTGTCAGCAGACCAATCTTCTTCGATTTCTTCAGAGACCGTAGAAACTGCTTTCTTGAAATATGATTCTTTAACAGTTTTTACTTTGTGAGAAAAAGATTCTTCGTCTTCGAAGTCTAAAGAATCGACTAAAGATCTCAATTTTTCTATTTCAGTTTCAGCGAGACCGCTTGCGCTTTCGCGGATTACGGTTTCTCTTTGATACTGTTCCATTTTTTCTTGCATCGAAATTGCAGCTGCAGTTTGAGAGTTAAGTTTTTCTTCTAACTCTTCAACCTGTACTGCGAGTTCATCAACTAGGTCAACTTTAGACTCGGGGACTTCGATGTATGATTCAACAAACAAACCTTTCAGTTTGTCCATAAAATCTTCAGCGATTTCCGTACGTAAACCCTGTTCAACAGCAACACGGTTTTCTTCCATCCAAGTTTCAACTACATAGTTGAGGTAGGAATCAACCTTTTCGACCATATCAGTTCTTGACGTATCAAGTTCTTCTTCTAGTCGTGATTGATATTCATCTTCCAAACGATCTACTTCTTCAGAGATCTTGGAACGAATTGCAGTTTCGAAAATAATAGCAGTCTTTGACTTGAATTCATCAGAAAGCGTTGCTTCTGATTCAACAAGGTTGTTGAGTTCATCAGAGAAATCATAAGAAGTTTCGGGCAGTTCAACTGCTTCGTCTTCTTCCATTTCACCGAATTCTTCGTGCATCTTAGCGTATGCAGCAGACAGTTGGTCTTTCTTCATAGCGGTAAGTTTGCTATACATTGCGTTGATCATTCCTGCTTTAGTTTTCGGCATTGGATCCTGTTTAGCATTATCGCCCTTACGAGCTGGTGCTTTTTTACCAGAATCTGCTGCTTTTTCTACGGACTTCACTGAATCATCTTCAGTTCCGACAGGCATTTGCTGAGCTTCCTCTATGGACTCATCAGTCTCAGGATGATCTACATTGTCGATATTATCTGACATGTTTTGCTCCTTAATTGTTTTTGAGTAACGAGAGGAAATTTTTAAACTCACGCACCTGAGTCTCGTAGAGATCTTTGCGTGGAGCACTTTTAATTTCAGTCTCCATTTCTTCAATTACTTGAGGTTCTATGACGCCATTGTTCCAAACCCACTCAACACCTTCCATTATACCATTAACAAAAGCTGCTGGTGCTGATGGATCTTGTACAATGTCAACTGTGTTAAGAATAAAATCATCCTTAACATACATTGCCCCGCCACGATTCTCAAGACTACCCATACCACGAGTTGAAACACCTAGTTTGACTCCCCCATCGAGCAATCCTTTAACAATCTTGCCATTAGGAGTATCAAGTATAGATGCTTTTCCTACCACATCATTTCCCTCAAACTTGAGGTCGGTGATGAGGTGTGAAACTTTATCTAAGTTTACAGTTGGACCTTCTGGATGATTAAGTTCTCCAACTGCTCTTTTTTGTGAAACTTGTTCTTTAACATACTTGCTTACTGCAGATTCCATAATAGCGCGAGGATAAACCCTTCCATTACGGTTTTTCTTTTCTGCCTGAGCAAAAACACCTTCAATGGCATAAGTCTTATCGCCATTTTCTTTTGCTTCTGTAATTACTTCTAAATCGTTTTCTATGTACTCTGCAATAAGTTTCATTTGAGTTCCTTCGCGAATTGAATTCCCATCCTTTCCGCTTCTGATTTAGATTTATATGTATCTAACATATCGCCATCTACATATGTAACGAAACCTTTTTTAGTTTTATGCACCATGACAGAGACCTTTCCGACCTTTTTGTCGAAAACATGTTCTCCTGGAGGCATCCTATTGGTTTTTTCTCGTATTTGTGAAAACAGTTTCATGTAATTTATTTATAAAAAAATTATTCTTGAGATTCTTCTGATTCTTCTTCGTCATCGACTTCTAACTCAGAATCAAGTAGTGCTTCAATGTCTTCATCATCTACGCCAATATCATCTTCTTCGGGTTCGGCATTATTAAATATTTGATCAGCAATTTTCATTTTAGTCTGATCGAGAGCATCGCCCAGACGATCACCTAGCATAGAAGTAAAACTTTTCTCTGCGCTTGAATAGTTTTCGTCTTCAATCGATTTGATTAGGTCTCTAATTGACGCACTAGGGTCATCTAACTGATCTTCTATTTCTTCAATGTCTTCAACTTCAGCGTCTATAGTTTCTGCTTCTGACATAATATTACTCCTCTTCTTTATCATTATTTGTTGGAGCGTCTGCGGGAGAAGTGTCGCCACTATCTTCCGGTTCTTCCTCCGTTTCAATATCACCAGAATTAATTTCCTGATCAATTTCTTTCTTCATTTTCTCTATTTCTTCATCAGACAATCTCATGACGTTACGCATGATCCATTCTTTTGAGAAAAATTCGCCAACGAACGGTTGGATTTCGTTCATTGCAGTTAATCTTTCTTTTAAAATTTCGGTTTCTTTTAATTCTGTAAAATGATTATCTCTTATAAAATCAACAGATATTTCATTTTTCCATTCTTCCCAATCTTGATCGGTAATGATACCTTTTATAATCAGTTGTTTTTTGAGGATGTTTAGAAATACGCTTGAGAATTTTTTTCTTAATCGATCAATAAATTTCTGAAATTTTAATTCGTCTCGGGTAATTTCAGTCGATCGACCTAATGAAAATTGTGCCTCTTGTTCTAGTCGATTTACAGGAACATTTAATGCGCGATACAACCTTTTCTGAAAATAAACAATATCGTCGATTTGTCCCAAATTTTCACCACCAGGAAGCGTAGATATTTCTGTTCCTCTACCCCCTTCTCTACGCGGCAACCAAAAATCTTCAAGCATTGACATATGTTTGCGGTCATCTTTTAACTCGCCTGTATTAGCATCATATACTAATTTATTGCGATATCGACCCATAATATCTTTCATATATTGATCTGATTTACCACGAGGTAAGTTGCCCACATCAATATAAAAGATTCTTCGCTCTGGAGCTCTTGCTAATCGGTAGATTACAAGAGAATCTTCCATCATACGTAATTGGTTGATAGGTTTTAATGCTTTGTGAATATGCGAGACTACTTTCTTTTTGGTCTCATCTAAAATACCTGATGTTACATATGTAATAGAGTCTGTAGATATTTTAACACCAGAGTTTTGTTGGCCTGGTTTTTCTTCAAAAATATAGAATTCGTCGACATTATCAACCAGTTTCGCGCCAGTCGTCATATCTTTTTTATATTTTATATTTTTAACTTTGCGGATCTTAGAAGCGTCTATATTTCTTATTTCTTGAATTCCTGCTTTAAGATTGCCTTCGTTAACAAGTAAGTGGTAATATATTCTACCATCAACATACCAAGAACGGAATATATCATGTCCGAGTTCATTGAACTTCAACATGCTGATTATAGTAACAAACTCTTGAGAAATTTGATCTTTAATTTTATCGGGTGCTTCAACATCATCAAGGTTAAGACTAACATTTGATTCTAATTCTGAAGCAGAAATAGATTCATTAACGATTTCTTCAATCGCCATATCTACTTCTGGGTGCATTGCCACACCACGATATCGCAATATTAGATGGTGATTATCTTTGGAATTGTCACCATCCATATTAATGTACTGTCCATAATGACCACCAGTTGCAGAAACGTATCCTGCTCCATCATCATCTATAGGAGGAACAACAGAAGGAAGAATTTTATCGCTCTTCTTCTTACCTGCCCTCTTTATTTCAAACCCAAATAATTTTAGTGTACTATCATCTGCCATTATAGTTCTCTGATTCTCTTAAAAAAACGAGGGACTCCAAACCGTCGAAGTCCCTCGTATTTATTGCTGAGATTAACTAGTAGTATTTGATTCCCAGTATTGAATCTGGAATTCAACTGTAAACCGTTCAATCTCATCTACTGAAGTGTAGTTGACATCAATTGGTGCAACATTAGTAGGAAAACATCCTCGGAAAGTATATTTCTTAAGAACGTCTTCATTCTTATCTAGTTGCTCTACTATTAAGTCTGATTGGTAATCGATAGGATTAGCCAAACCAGTGTTTGCTGAATGGGCATTAATTCCATTCATCCAACGTTCCATTGAATCTCGAATAATAAAGTCAGTATCATTAATGATAGTAACTGTCCAAGGTTCGAACGTTCGATCTCCAGCAATTTTCAATTGCCTACCGCGAAACGGTACAGTGATCAAACCCATTGTTGATCCAGGTAATTGTGCTGCTTCACAGAGGAATGACGTAACTTCTACATCACCCCCTGCGTATACTGGAAAGTTTATGGTCGCTTTGAATAAATTCGGTCGCGCACCTCCACCTTTCAGCTTTGATTTAAAGTCATCGACTCCTAAAATTGCCATTTAATTTCTCCTTGTGCGCCTTAGACTAAACCAACTACTTCTTCAAAGTCAACCCCAGTCCTAACTGCTACAAAATTCAACGTAATGTAGTTAATAGACCGCGCTGGTTTGATGAAGACACTAGCAATAAACTCATTTCGATCAATGACCGCTGCTGTGTTATTGGTTTCGTCACATACTACTCTGAAGTCTGTAATACCGCGTCGCCCTTTAATCTCTCTCAAGAAAGGTTCAACAATATTGACAAACTCCGCTCTTGTGAACTCGTCATTGAATTCAAACATCACATTTCTTGATGCCGCAGAGATTGCTCTCTCAACTGCCAAGAATAAGCGACGCACGTTAATCCTATCGAACGCTGAAGGTCTTGACTCTTTGGTTTTGTCGCCGAAGAGAATTACTCCTTGTCCTGGGAGATTAACTATTGGGTTTACCCCCGCTTTATACAGCGTATCTCTTTGAGATTTATTGGCTGAATAAGCAAGAGAAGCTACACCGAAATATTGACCCCTACGATTACCCGCTGGTGAGAACCATGGAGCAGCAACAGTATCTGTACCCGCCATAATACCTGCAGTACTTGCAGCAGCAGGAATAAAGATATACTTGTCGTTATACTTATCGTATACTTTCAAGTAGTTGTTATCCACAATCAGATAAGATGATGCTGTTAATTTGTTCGAGAAACTAGTTGTGTTCGTAACTATAGTAGCAGAACTACTTACACCAACAACCGCAGAACGGTGTGGGGAAGTAACTACAACGCAATCTTTTCTAAGAGAAGATGCTGTTGTAACTAGATCATTAACAACGGTTGCTTGTGAGGCAGAATCCGACATTCCTGGAGCGATTAAGAAATCCACTTGAATATCATCAGTGCTTTCAAACTCGTCGAAACCAGTTAGATATTCAGCACTAGTTAATGCTGCAGAATTTGCTCCATTTACTAAACTAAAGTCTTTCGTAACAGGGTCAGCAAGCACAAAGTTTCTGCCACCGCCAGTACCAGCAGCAGTAGAATTTTCTACAAACGTCTGGTCACCAATGTCATTTGCTTTGTTCGCGCTAATTGCCCAAACATAATTTGATCGAGAATTAATTACTGCCGACCAATGATTGTTTGTACCGTTTGCGGTTTTACCATCTGTTGCGAGAGATAGATAAGGATATCTTTCTAACACAGTTCCTGCAGTTCCAGTAAGATCACCGTCTTCGTCGACGACTACAACGTGAATCTCATCGTTAGAACCACCAGCTGCAGAAGCGTGTGCGCTAGTCCCTGGAGCAGCATCGAACTCGGTTCGATAAGTCCAAGAAGAAAAAGCAGCATCGCCGTCTTCAACAGGACAAACAGAAACTTTAATACTGTTACCTGCCGTACCATGATATCGAGCAATAAAAGTATGCCCGTCAGAGTCTAAAGCAGAAGTCTGATTATCAAAATCAGTACTCTCTTTAATGTACGGATCAGTAACAGATATGCCAGTGGCGAAATATGCATTTTTTGCTGCACTAGTTGCCTCTCTTACGACATAAAGACTGTTTGAGTATTTAAGGAATGCGGACGCTGACAAAAAGTCAACGTTGTTGCTTGTTGTTGGAGAACCAAACGAAGATACTAAAGTAGCTTCATTGTCAATCAAGATCGGTGATCCTGATGGTCCCCAAGTAAAGTCCCCTACAAAGGCACCAGTGCTAGTCGTGACCGAAGGGACTACTCCCGTTAAGTCGACTTCCTTAATAGTGATGCCAGGAGACGCGGATTGGGAAAAAAGTGCCATAATTCGTGTCCTTCTTTGCTAATAGCCAATGATAAGGTAACATTACAAGGTAAATTCTCAATGCATTTATTTATAAATTCACCACTCTTCAGACGGAATCAACCAATCTTTCGACTTATAACTTTCTTCTTGTTCAATTAATCTAATTGCCTCAGACCCATCATCAATAAACCCAAAAGGAACAATATTGTCTTCAATTTCTTGCATTTGGTTTTTAAAC